AATATGTTCCAGACGGTACAAAAGTAAGTAGTAAAAAGACTTGTCCAGAATGTACTTCAACCAATCTTATCTATCAAGATGGTTGTGCAACTTGTGGAGATTGCGGTTACAGTAAGTGTGGATAAAATAATAAATAACCCTTGACAATAGCCTCTATATGGTTACAATAAACTGTAATTGTATAGAGGCTTTGTTATGAAACTGAATCACTTATTACCAAGACACGAAAGAGATAAAAAATGCGATAGAACAGACCCAAATAGTAAAATACACTTTTGGATTAAAACTGGGAAGATAGAAGCCAGTATTGGTGGTAATATCGCAGTTGATTTTGTTTGTAAGTATTGTGAGCGTAGAGCTACAAGTTTTTTAACAGAACAAGAATTTAATACTCATAGAAAAGTTTTGGAGGGTTAAGATTATGTATTTCCTATCACCAAAGAACAAGTATATGCTTGTCGAACCTGTAGAACAGGATAAGATAGAAGAAGAGAAAAGAGCTTTCTTCATACCAGATGAAAACGGTAAAACAGAAGAATATCAGATTGTCAGAGTTATTGAAGATTCAAACTTGAAATATGAACCAGAAAGTTTGGTATTAGTACCATCACACTTACTTGAGAGAATAGAGATTAATGGACAAACCAACTATTTAATTACGGAAAACTATGTAATAGCGTCCGTAACTAAATTGGAGGATTAAGAGTGCCCACTAGTATTAATATAACAGACCTCAGAAATCTTGTTAAAGAAATTATGAATGAGAAAAGCAAGAAGCCATTGCTTGAAAGCAGTTACTCGCAAGTAATCAATATCGTTAGAGGACAAAAAGAAAGTATATATCAATTTGGAATTATGACTGCTGAAAATCCAAGAGGTAAACCAGCAGACGCTACATTTAATAATAAAGTAAATGGACAGCTTGAAGCTGAGTTACAAAAAAGAGGATATGGATATAGTAGTATTGGTGGTAAGTTTGGTGGTTCCAAAGAGAATTCATTTTTGATTAGAAATATCCCATACCATGAAATGGTAGAGCTTGGATATAGGTTCAAGCAAGAAGCTGTAATCTTTGCTACAAAAAAGAAAGACGACCCGTTTATGACATTCATTTATGTTGACACCACCACTCCAAGTGGTACAATAGGTGATAAGAAAGAAGTTGTCCTATCAGACGAGAATGTGCAATCAAGAGAAGATTTCTATTCTTCTGTTGGTATGGGAGATAAAGAAAAAAAGTTCTTGATTCCATTCTTCGATGATGGTTATAATACTAAGAGGTTCACCAATGCAGGACGAACAGTTGGAGATAAATCGTAAGAAAAAAAGTCTACAAAATCAAATAAAGATTTGTGAAGCAGCAATTAGGTTGCACCAATCACAGATACATGATAATAGTCGTACTGAGCGTTCACTCTGGCATCATGAACGTATGCTAGAAGTTGAAACTAAAAAAATGTCAGATTTACTAAATAAACTAAACAAACTGGAGGGTTAATGTCTGCAACAGAAAAGTCCAAGGAAGATTACATCGTAGATTATATTGGTTCAATCGCCGCTATTGAAGATGCTATGGAGCCATTCAAGGAGCAGAAGCGTGATATGCGTAAGGAATATGTAGAGAACGGTTGGCTATCTAAGGAAGAGATTAAAACTGCCGTTCGTGCTTTCCGACTTATGAAGGCAGAAGTTGATTTTGACGAGCTTCGCTCAACATATCGTACTCTTCGTGGCACCGTAGGCCCAGAGTCAGAGGAATAAAATGGAGCCTTTAGTACAACCAGAAGTAGTTTCAACACCAACTATTGAGGAGCAAGTTGCATTACAAGAAATGCACGCTGCTTCTCAAGAGGTAAATCCTCAAATTACTGATGCAGTAACACAATCTACTATTGTCAATGGTAATAGTACGAGAGATTATCCAAGTCTTTATGATAGTTATGGTACTACAATGATTGCTATTGTATTTGCAGTATCTATTATATCCGCAGTTATTGGGCTAGTACAATATATCTATCGTAAAGCAGCATCAGACCATTCCGCGTTAACTCAATTTGTAACTACAATGTTTGCACTTATTGCTGGTGTGTTTGTAGCAGACAAGGTTGTCGCTGGTCCAACGACCGAATTACTAAATGGTCAAGAGTCTATGAAAGTGCTTGAATTTATTCAACAAACTTGCTTAATGGTATTTGCCTATTATTTTGGTACTAAGGCACAGCCACCAGCAGACGGCCCCCTTAACAAAGAGGATTAAATGAAGTCAATCGACCTTTATGGCGATGGCATCGGTAAGGTAGAACTCGTAGAACATATGGGTTCTGACCTTACTGTTGTTAACTCTGCCCGCGTATCATTTGGAAAACATAAAATGGAGTTTGATGATAATGACAAAAAGCTTGTGGATTATCTTATTCGTCACCGTCATACTTCTGTGCTAGAACATAACTTTGTAACCTTTAGGTTCAAAGTTCCTCTATTTGTTCGCTCTCAGCATCACAGGCATCGTACTTGGTCTTATAATGAGATATCAAGACGATATACGGAGTTTAATATTGAGTTCTACCAGCCAAAAGAATACCGAAAACAACACAAATCAAACAGGCAAGCTTCAACGGATGATACCTTTAATCCAGAGTTTTATAGTTCTGGCCTCGATATCAGTCATTCTGCTACGTCAGTCGTTGAAGGGTTGTTCAAAGACTCCTTACGAGTCTACAATAGACTTTTAGAGAATGGTGTTTGCAAAGAACAAGCACGCTCGGTACTTCCACAAGCCATGTATACAGAATATTATGGTTCAGCTAATTTAAGCAACATCCTTAAATTTGTTGACCTTCGTTTACACGAAGGCGCGCAATGGGAAATTCAACAAGTTGCACAAGCTGTTCTTGATATTGTGACTGACTTGTATCCAGAAACTGTCGGTGCTTACCGTAGAATTAGGGATGAAAAACACAGTTCATAAATATGATAATATAATAATCGGTTCTACTTTAGAAGCGTTATTATATTCATATATGACGGGTTATCCCGTATTTTTTGCTGGCTCAAGGTGTCCAAAGGAATTTGAATACTTTGAGCCAGCATTGGCATTTCATCTTTTGAAATCTGAAACAAGGAATATTAAATCCAATAATGGTGATATATTAGTTGGTCCTCGTAAAGATAGCTTTTGGCACCACTTAATGATATGCTTATCTCATATTGGATTGGTTCCAATTACCGATGCATCTTCTGTGAGAATAGAAGAAGACCACATCAGAATTATTAAAGATAATCGACTTATTAAGATAAAGGCAAAAACCATACACCTTTTTGACGACTTAGGTGTAGAAGGATTGATGCCGCCAAAAGAAACAAGGGGTAAATTCTCTTCTTATGAATGGGTAATATTCAACTCATTGTACCCACATGAATATGATTTACTATTATCAGATGAATCTCCAATACAGGAATTGTGGTTTTTAGAACCAACAATGAAAGCGAGGTTTAAAGACGGCTGCATTGTTTCTTATTTTGATACCATTCATCAAATGCATGAAGAGTTAACACAATTTGCTTTGATTTTTAAATTGAAAGATATATTCAAGAAATATAATATCAAAGGAAAGGCAAACGGCGTCTATCACATGAATAAATCAATTCAAAGATATAAACAAGTACACTATCAGATAGTTGCTAGTGACATAGAGCATCCAAGAAATGTTTATGACTCTATTGACAACATTGTGTTTTGTGATTATACTATACAGTCACTAGTCAATCAACTAACCCCCAATCCAAAAGTCGATTATATATGGAAAAACCTGTTAAGCACATAGCTGGCATTATTCCTGTTGCTGGTGAACGTTCCGACTTTGCATTAGAATGGCACGATTCTATGATGCCAATTGCGCCCAATTATTTGGCTGTTGAAAGAGCAGTATTAGAATGTGCATACGCTGGTTGTTCATCTATTTGGATTGTGTGTAATGATGATATTTCACCCATCCTAAAATATAGGATACGTGACTTCATAAGTGACCCCGCATATTCTAAATTTAAATTTAGTAATTACGCTTTTCGTTTACGAAACGTGAAGCAACAAAAATTAATCCCCATCTTTTATGTTCCTGTACATGCAAAATACAGAGGAAGAGTAGATTCACTCGGTTTTTCAATTATACATGGAGCAACCTATGCTAATAATATCGCTAGTAGAGTTAGCGACGGCACCCGACCACAAATGTACTATGTTGCATTCCCATTCGGTGCCTATGAGCCAAAGTTTATAAAGCCGCTGCGGAAACAAATGTATGCAGGTAACCGTGTACTGGCTACATTTGATAACAAGTCAGTTAGAGATAACGAGTATCTTGGCTTTTCGTTTAGATTTTCAGATATAAATTCATTTATTGATAAGATAAAGGCAGGAGCAAAAAAGTCATACCGCGATGATAAAGGAGAATTAATTCCTTTACCAAAAGAAAAATGGTATGAAGCAAAAGAATATACACTAGATAAGATATATGGAGACTATAATCCAAGTGATTTAGTTACAAGACCCATTAGGTGGTATCATAATATCGGTTCTTGGGATTCTTATCGTAAGTTTTTGGCTACTGAACAATGCAGATATTTAAAATACGAAAGACCCGTATTTTTATCTGCTCGTCATTATGAACAGTTTTCTAATTTAAACGAGGAAGAATAAAATGGGAATGTTTGACACAATTGAAATTGAGAACGATATTCATAATGGCCCCAAAGCTGGTGAATATCAAACCAAAGACCTTGATAGCGCGCTAGAAACTTATCATATACGAGATAGTAAACTTATTAAGCGCGTTTATAAATATCATACTGTGGAAGAATCAAAACGTAAGCATAAATGGCATCTTATAGAAGCAGAGTTCGTTGGTCTTATGGATATTGATTATCATGGATGGATTGAAATATACGGTGCTTATAGCACTTGGAGACTTAAATTTACAGATGGTGAATTAAAGGAGAGTAAACTTATGCAGCAATTTAAGGAACCACCAGTTATTAAAGAAGAAGAACAAACACTTAAGAACGGTGAGATTGCTTACTGGTCTGGTGATGGACAAGAGTATGAGATTGACGAGGAAGATGAAGCGGGATATGATTACTAAACAAATGGGAGTTGAAAGTATGCCTATCAAGTTTGTCGGACTTCACGCACATTCTGTAGCAGGTTCTATTTTCGATGCTCTTGGATATCCACAAGAGCATATGGATTTTGCATGGGGTAACGGCTCTGATGCACTTGCGCTAACAGACCACGGTAATATGAATGGACTTGCATATCAAGTTCTTCATGCCAAAAAGATGAAGAAGGATGGTAAGGACTTCAAGCCAATCTTTGGTTGTGAGGCTTATTTTATTCCTTCGATTAATGAGTGGCGTTCTGAATATGAACGTATCAAGGCAAATGAAGATAAGAGCATCGATGATTCTATTTCGGGTGCTACCGTAGAAGACGAAGTAGCGGCAAAGAAGGAGAATAAGTCTATTCTCAATCGTCGTCGTCACCTTGTATTGATTGCACAAAACCAGCAAGGTCTAAGCAATATCTTTAAGCTCATTTCCGAATCTTATAAGACGCAGAATTTCTATCGTTATCCTCGTATGGATTACGCACTACTTGAGAAGTATAATGAGGGCATCATTGCACTTTCTGCTTGTCTTGGTGGCGTATACGCTGGTTGTTATTGGGAGAATCGCGAGAAGGGTGAAGCCGCTATTCTTGCTTCTTTCCGTGAGACAACTAAGCGTATGATGGGTATTTTTGGTGACCGTTGGTATGGCGAGCTACAATGGAATAACGTACCAGAGCAACATGAGCTTAATTCATATATCATTAGAATGCATAATGAATTTGGTATCAAGCTTGTTTCTACTGCCGATAGTCACTATCCTAATCCCGATGCTTGGAAAGACCGTGAGCTTTACAAGCGTCTTGGTTGGCTTGGTAAGGGTCGTCCCGATTGGGCAGAAGGACAAGGACAGCTACCTAGTGGTGTAGAAGAGATTGGTTACGAGCTTTATCCAAAGAACGGTGACCAAATGTGGGCTGCTTATAAGAACTATTCTGCTAATTCTAATTATGATGATTCGCTTGTGATGGAGTCTATCACAAATACTTATCATATTGCACATGAGCGTATCGAGAACTTTATGCCAGACACTACCGTTCGTCTGCCAGAGTTCGTCGTACCTGCTGGGTTTACTGCTGGTGAGGCTCTAAAGCATTACTCTATCGAAGGTCTACGTACACTTGGCTTGCTTGATAAGTCAGAATATGTAGAACGTATGAACATGGAGCTTGAAGTTATTGAGAAGCAGAATTTCTCTAAATACTTTCTTACTATGAAGGCTATTAGTGACCGTGCAATGGCAGTTCAACTTACTGGCCCCGGTCGTGGTTCTGCGGCTGGTTCTCTCGTCACATATTCGCTTGGTATTACACAAGTAGACCCAATCAAGCATGGTCTACTCTTTGAGCGATTTATGACCAAGAACCAAGATGGGTTCCCCGATATTGACTATGACGTATCTGACCCAATGGTACTTAAAGAGCAGCTTATCAAGGAGTGGGGCGACACTACTGTAGTTCCTATTTCTAATTGGAATACTCTACAACTTAAGTCTCTTGTCAAGGATATCAGCAAGTTCTATGATATTTCATTCAAGGAAGTAAACGAGGTAACATCTAAAATGATGTCAGAAGCCACTCCGCTAGCGAAGAAGGCTCATGGTATGAAGGCTGGTGTATATGTGCCTACGTTTGAGGAAGTTAAGGAATATTCTAAGTCTCTACAAGACTTTCTTGTAAAGTATCCTAATATTGCCACACATATTGATATTCTCTATGGACAAGTTCGTAGTTGTTCTCGTCATGCTGGTGGTGTTGTAGTTGGTGAGAATCTTGACCAATATATGCCACTCATTAACTCCGATGGTGTTCGTCAAACTCCTTGGTCAGAGGGTCAAAATGTTCGTCACCTTGAGCCAATGGGATTCATTAAATTCGACATTCTTGGCCTTACAACTCTCAAGATGATTGAGACTGCAATTCGTCATATTCTAAAGCGTCACCACAACAATGCAAATCCAACGTTTGACGATGTTCGTAAGTTTTACGCCGAGAACCTGCATCCAGAAAAGATTAATCTAGGCGACAAGAAAGTATATGAAAATACCTTTCATAATGGTAAGTGGGTTGGTATCTTTCAATTTACAGAGCGCGGAGCGCAAGATTTCTGTAAGCGTGTAAAGCCTAATAATATCATTGACCTTTCTGCTATTACCTCTATTTATCGCCCCGGCCCTCTATCGGCTGGTGTAGATACGCAATTTGCAGATGCCAAGGAAAACCCATACAAGGTTCGATATGCCCATCCTCTAATCAAGGAAATAACAAAGGAGACTTACGGCTTTCTTATCTTCCAAGAACAAATTGCTCTTCTAGCTCACAAGCTTGGAAAGGACATATCACTTGATGAAGGCAACAAACTCCGTAAACTACTTACCAAGAAGGGAACAGGTAAGGGCTTTGAAGAGAAAGACAAGATTCACGCGAAGTTCATTACTGGTTGTGTTGATAAGGGGCTTACGGAGAAGGTTGCACAACAACTTTGGGAAACCTTTGAGTATTTCTCTGGCTACGGCTTCAATAAGTCTCACGCCGTTTGCTATTCTGTCCTTTCATATCAATGTGCTTGGCTTGCTACTTACTTTGAATCCGAATGGCTTTGCGCCTTTTTGGAGAAAGAGTCAGAGCAAGACCAGAATAAGGACGATAAAATCAATCGTAAAGAGAAGGCAATCAATCTCGTCAAGTCTCTAGGCTACAGTATTTCCCCACTTGATATCAATAAGTCTGATACAACTTGGGAAATCTCTGATGATGGTAAAGAAATGATTCAACCTCTTACCTGCATCAAGGGTCTTGGTGAAGCAGCAATGGAACAGATTATGAAGAACCGTCCATTCAAGAGTGCAGAAGAACTTCTTTTTAACGAGTCTGTATCCTACAGTAAATTCAACAAGAAGGCTCTCGATGTTCTTATTCGTGCTGGTGCTTGTAATAGTCTGATTGATAGTCGTTTTACTGGTGCTAAACACTTCTGGTCTGCGGTCGCAGTTGACCGTCCAAAGAACAAGAAGAAACTACATGAAAACATTGAGCTTTATAAGCCAGAAGGAGATTTTAGCGATGAAGAAAAGATTGAATATATTACAGACCTTACGGGCGAATATCCTGTCTCTATGGTTATGCCTATTGATGTTGCTAAACGTCTGGAAGAAAAATATGTTCCACCAATCGGAGAGTACGACGAAGAGCTTGGAGTAGCGTGGTTTATCGTTCGTAACGTAATCAAGAAGCGTACACAGACAGGCAAGGACTATCTTGTTCTTGAGGTTATCGATGATACCAACAAACTTACACAAGTTCGTTGTTGGGGTGTAAAGCCAAATGAGCATGTTCACAAGAACCGTGTTTATATGGTAAAGCCAAACTATGATGATTCTTGGGGTTTTTCTGTACGCTCTGTAACTTCCCAGCTTAAAATGATTGCGTGATACTATTTAAATTATTATGAAAATAACCAAGCAATATCTAATAAGCCTAATAAAAGAAGCCCTAAATGAAGCGGAGTTTACCCATAAAGGTCATTGGGGTAGCCAAGGTTCTGGCGTTCTGTTAACAACAGGTGAAAGAATCCTCCTTCTGTTGCGTTCAAGACACGTAACAGAGGGGGGAACTTGGGGAATTCCCGGTGGCGCAGTTGAAGAGGGCGAAGACCCATTTGATTCAGCATTACGAGAAACCGAAGAAGAAATGCGATTAACAATCGATTCATATGAATTGCTTGGACAAACAGTATTTCAAGATGATGAAGATGGTTTTAAGTATACTACTTTTATTATAAAAGTGTCAGAATCATTTGAATCAAAACCAGTTAGATTAGATTGGGAAAACGATGATTATGATTGGGTAGACCAAGATTGGCTTGAAGATAATGCACAAAAACTACATTCTGGTGTTATGTATACTTTAGAACAAAAGTGGAACACTATCTTTGATTCAGACTATTTATAAGTATAGAAAAAAACTTCTTGACCCCCGAAACCCCTTGTGCTATAGTCATCTATACACAAGGGGTTTCTAGTGTCTACACAGAACTTGGGCTATGCCTGTATTAATATGACTCTTTCCGATGTACCTGCCAAGCGCAAGGTCACCACCAATCGGACAATGATTAGGAAGACTTTTGATGAACGTGGCATCAATTACGCTGCACAACTTGCCGAACAGAATTTCGTGGACTTGTATAAGATTCTACAATGGAATACAGCAAACGGAATTGGGTTCTACCGTATGTCCTCCGATATGGTTCCTTGGGCATCCGAATTCGGTATCTATAATCTCCCGAACATTGAGCGTGTTTCAGCTTTGCTTCGTAAGTGTGGGGAATATGCTACCGCAACCAATCAGCGACTTACTTTCCATCCCGGCCCATTTAATAAGCTCACATCTTCTAATCCATCTGTAACTGCCAATACCATCAAGGACTTGACTGTACATGCAGATATTCTTGATTTGATGGGTCTTTCTCGTACTCACTACAACAAGATTAATATTCATGTTGGTGCGACGTACAAGAACAAGCCTATGGCTGTTGCACAGTTTCTACGTAATTTTGAGTTGCTTGAAGAAAAGATTCGTTCACGTTTTACACTTGAGAACGACGATAAGGCTTCTCTATATCCAACGCAGGAACTATATAATCTAGTACACAAGCATACAGGTATTCCAATTGTCTTTGACTATCATCATCATTCACTCAATTCTGGTGGTACTTCTGAGTGTGATGCAATTCATATCGCTGCTTCTACGTGGGGTAACATCAAGCCTGTCGTACATTACTCAGAGTCTCGTTCTGCCGAACAGAAAATCAAGTGCCCTGCCCAAGCACATTCGGATTATGTGTATCGCTATATCGATACTCACGGTCTTGATGTTGATATCATGATTGAAGCAAAGATGAAGGAGCTTGCACTTTTCCGTTATCGTGATACATATAACAAGGTGGCTGCATGAGTACAAAGGTAAGCTTATCTTATGGGCCAAAGTTTCATTTATATCAAGAAATGTTTGATTGTGATAATGTGTATCTACAGATTGATGGTCATGAATTTGAGATATCAAATAACAGAGCAATGATTCAAATTCCACTTGAAGTATGG